CTCGGCGAAGGTCAGCACGCCTAGCAGCAACGTCACACCGTAGTACCTGAGTACCTGTCAACGCGCGCGTCGCGTCACGCAGCATCATCGGTCGGGCCGCGTCACATCACAAGCGCCACGCGACGCTAGGGAGATGATGTGACGCGAGCCTGGCCCCGCTTTTTTTCGTCCACAGGGCCAGATGGCCGACAGGCCGAACGGCCCGAGGCCAGCCAAAGCTCCAGCTGTCTACGGCCACAGGGATGACAGGTTGGTTGGAACGGATTAGGATTCCTCATCGTCAGGTTTGAGACCAGGTCTCGCCATATCGATGGTAATTTTGATCTCACCCGAGTGCTCTTGCTTTGTCCGAGGCGTGTGAAATCCCGTGGCCTCCATCACAAGCTTTGCAGCGTCCGTTCTGCCACGTGATGCTCTTCTCACTTGGCCAGCCGTAGCTGATGGAAGGCCAACCACCATGTTGGCGCGTGATCGCTCGACTATCGTCCGCTGAAACTGCTCATCTTTCCGAACCATGCGCCAGATCCGCGCACGAAGACGTTTTGCCTTCTTCTTGTCGGGGCCAGCTAGAGCTTTGGCGATTTGAGAAACGGTTTGGCCCGCTTCGAGCTTTTCAATGATGGCTTCGTGAATCTCTTCGGTGCGCTCAGTGGATTTGGATTCGGGTTTTGTGGGTGCAGGTGTGGCCATGCCATGATGTTACCAACCATCGGTCCCAAAAAGTCGGTTGGTCCAAGCAGGAATTTCTCGGAAGAAATCACGGGCAAGGGTAGCGAGTCGCACGGTAGTCGCGTATTACCTCATCGAAAGCTCGCGGATCGAGTTCGGTGTGCTTACCGCAGGAACAGTTCTCTACAACCTGATCCCCGCCTTCGGTATACTCAGCCACAATCCCTTGGAGGATGTCGAAGGCTCTGAGCATTTGGAATTCGGAGCCGTCGGACTCGTGTGGATCGTCGAAGGCTTCCCATATTTTTTCGGTCAGCTGTTTCCGCTCCTGAACGGATTGGCAAAGCTTCGGGTTAGGCATCGGTTATTCCTCCTCTCGGATTACTTCACCGTATTCGCGAGCTGCCTCTTCGAGTGTGTGAAGCTCTTGGTGAATGATGGCGACCTGTCGGTCGATGTCGGTTTGCGGCGGACGAGCTTGTACGACGCCGATGAGATGAGCAATCTCACGGATGACTGCGCGGTTACTGATCTTCAGCTTCCGTTGTGCGTCCTGAAATGCTGCGGGTCCCTTTGACGGGTCCATTATTAGTTCTCCTTGTTTTGGAATGTGGACGTGAACAGCTCGCGGACGTGTTCGAGTGCGAGTAGGTCCTCAACTCGACCCTTGTTGGATTCGTCGCGGAACATGAGATCGAGCTGTTCCCGCTCGTTGTGTGTGGCTGACTGGGACAGGACGTCGTCGGCGATGAACTCTTCGGTTGCCTCGATCATGCCGTCGAGTTCGATGAGAAAGCTCTCTTGCTGTTCCATTAGTTCTGCCCCAAGTTCAGGTAGCGTTCGGCGTAACGGTTGAGTGGGTCGTCGGAATTGGTAGCGAGTGAAAGCTTGAGCGCGCACAGGGCATCGCGGTACATGGCGGCGCGGACGTTCGTTTCGGGACAGTCGGGTTTGCGGATGTCACAGGCTTCGAGCACATCCTGGATGAAGTCGGGGTAAGCAGGCGTGTGGGTTTTGTATTGGTAGTTGGTCATGACTTTCGCGTGATTCGTGTTTACGTACACACGCATATGATCGCAACCAGAGATCCATGGGTCAAATAAAAAACACCATCCACAGCCACAATCCCGTCATGCTAGGCCAACCGAAGCTTTGGACACCATTCCGCGTCAGGTTGCAAAAATGCCACAGGTAATTGAAACCCTAGAATCCGCGTGCGACAATGTGTGCGAACACGTACATGTTCCACATCACGCAACAGGGAGAAACAACCATGCCGCGTTCCATATCCGAACTCGACGCTGCACGCCGCATCGTCAAAGAGCTCGCACATACTGCCTATGAGGTGCGAGGACCCGAGCACGACATTACCGAAGCTCTCATGCTCACTCAAGCATTCATGGCATCCGTGATCGAACACGAGCTCAATCTCATCGACTTCAACAACTCGCAATGACTCGCTCGCTCGCGCGACGGATCCACAACAACGTCCATCGACGCCCAAGACCGAAGAATCCAACTCAATTCCGTAACCGAATCAACCAAGCAGCACACACCTACCGAGTTCCTGAGAGGAAAGTTCATGCCGCGCTCACCGCAATCCGCAACGCCTAACCGCACATACCTCGTCAACCAACGTGTCAAGCTCATCTGCTGCACCGATCCGTACGTCTCAATGCCGCAAGGGATGGAAGGAACGGTGAAGTTCGTGGATGCCCTCGATACTGTCCACGTGCAATGGGACGACGGACGATACCTCGGCATGTGTCACGCCGCAGGAGATCGCTTCATCGTCCTCAACCCAGACCCAATCGACTGACATGGTCCCACCCCGAAAGCAACTCATCGCCATCACCATCGTCTCAATCCTGATTCTCATTCTCCTGTACGCGGCGCGGGAATGGGAACACAGCGAAGCGTACCGACAAGATAAGATCGCTGTCGGAGTCGAAGCTCAAGAAGAAAGGGAAGGTAAGCAACCGTAATGCCAGGACCCTGGGACCATCTCACAGATGAGGAAAAGCTCGAAAATGGCGACTACATCAACGAGCTGAGATTCGGAGGATCCAGCGAGTCAGACCAGGAGATCAAGGAACGAGTGTACCACGAGATAATGGAAGACGAATTCCCCGAGCTCGAGGAGGAAGAGTACTGATGCCCAAAAAGACCAAGCAGCACACACAGACCACAAGCATCGAGGGTAAAGACAAGTTCGGCAGCTTTGAGCTTGTGGCGAGCACAGCCTGCAATGTGTGCCGACCGTCCCCGAGAACGGCGGATCCGAACATCTGCGTCCGATACCGAGGCATGATCCTACCGCCGGGCATCGCGCTCGAAGACACCATTCTCAAGCCACCAGTCAAGGAGATCGGCATCCTGTGTGGCTGTTACGCCAAGTTTCACCGACAAGTCGCTCACATCCAAGACAAGATCAAGCAGAAGGAGGAAGAAGAGTAATGGCAAAACTCGACGAAGTTCCACAGCTCATCATCGAGGGAAAGTTCGACACCATGCTCGACGCCATCGGACACGCAATTCGTAGCCGACGAGAACACATGGAGGCAAGACAAGCAACTGAAAACTTGGCGAAGCTCAAGCCAGGAACGCGCGTTGTCCTGCGGAAACTCAAGCCCAAATACCTGAACGGGATGGAAGGTATCGTTTCCGACAGACCATCCAGACGCCCCGGAGACATCTCAGTCGACATGGACTACGCACCGTCCGACCGTTACGGAACACATCTCAACGTCCCCGCTGCCTGTCTCGAAAGGATCAAGACACATGCCTAAACTCAGCCGCGAGAGCCACAACATCGTGGAAGCACACATCACAGAGGCGGAAAGGCAGATCAAGCAGGCGATCAAGATTCTCAGAGACAACGGACTGACTGCAAGAGCGATGGATTTGGAGGAGTCGCTCGTCTACATCTCAGAAGGAAGGGATAACTGACATGGAGAAAGATCGCACATACGTCATCACCGCATCCGTCTACGTGGACGGTGTCGCAGACCCGAGAGAGGCAACGGAAGCGGTTGAAAGCTTCAACGAAAACGAGAACGAGGGCTTCAATCCCGTGAAAATCGAGATTCGGTTGCCGGACAGACACGAGGGAAACAGTCGCTGGGAGCAATCCGGGAACTAAACACAGCCACAAAAGAAAATGCCACGCCGCCTTGACCACACAGCTTCCAGGTGATACATTAGACTTGTAGATGCACACAGCTCAGTGCACCCTACACAACAACCGCATCCATGAGATACCCGACAAGCAAACACGCCCTCACGCGGCGAAGGGAGGTGATGTGCCAAGATCCAGGTCCCGGTCAAGTAAGTATTCCCGACCGATCCGCGAGACTGCGCCACGCCACATCCATTGGCGCACGATACGGACCTACGAAGGGATCTACCGAACAGGCAAGACCAAACGACATCCAAAACCAATCAGGGTAAGGGTTCGACAACTCACGCCCTTACCGAAAACCAAGACCCTACACACACCACAAGGTGTGCGTAAGCTCACACTGATCCCAAAATCCAAGAAAGTCATACGGAAAGAGGTAATCATCGTGGCAAAGACAGCCACCAAAACCAAAAACCGCACCAAAACGAAAGACCCGAAGTCCGACAAAGCCAAGGCCAAAACGCGGAAAAAGGCTGTCGAGGAAGACGAGCTCGATGACGAGCTTGACGACCTCGAGGAGCTCGTAGACGACGACGAGACGGACGTCGAGGACGAGGAGGACGAGGACACCGAGGACTCAGCCGACGAGGATGAGGACGAGGATGAGGACGAAGACGAGGATGAGGACGACGAGGACGTCGAACCTCCCAAGGCAAAGAAGAAAAAAGGCAGGAAGAAAGGAACAAAGGGCGCATCGCCCATCGGACGGAAAGGTCCGCGCGACGGAAAGGTTGGATCGTCGGAGGTTGCAGAACACTTCGACATTGACGCCCGTTCCCTGCGGATGCTCCTCAGGAAGTACGAAGTCGAGAAGGACGAGGAGACAAGCAGATACGAATGGGACTCGGTCGACGACCCCGCCCTCAAACCAATCGCCAAAGCAGTCAAAAAGGGCGAGCACACGAAAGCTCGGGCTGAACAGTTCGAGAACCTGAAGCAGAAAGGTGAGGAAAAGAAAGCCGCGAAGAAGGAAGCGAAGGAAGCAAAGAAAAAGAAGAAAAGGAAAAAAGAAGCTGAACTCGAAGACGAGGACGACGAGTAAAGCTTCAGCTTCAAGCACTACGGATCATGGGCGGCGGCGTTTTCCCAGGCGTCGTCGCCCACTCAAACAAGCTTCAACCAAAAACCCAACCCACCAACCCAACAACTCAACAACTTCGTCAGTAGTCTCCCTGCTGGCGGAGCACACATTCTGAGGATGGCATCCAGAGCAACTCGATGCTGACACCCAACCACGGGGCGCGTCGAGGGATAGACCCTCAGATGTGTGTCGCGTGACGGAATAGCTCCCGTCGCCTGCCTATATCGCACACCATAGGTGTGTGCGGCGGGAGCGTTCCGTCCCAAGACAAAAGCTCAGCGAACCAAACGAACTCGAAACGAACCCGAAAGCTCAACCGGAGAAGCAAGTGACACCCGACCAAAAGCTACTGAACCGATTGCGCTCAGTCCGCACTATGCGCGAGCGTGGGGGAACTCCGGGCGAGAGACAAGCAGCAGCTCACTTGCTGCAGAGATTACTCGCCAAGCACAATCTGACCGAGTCCGACATTCCGCGAGACGACGAACGGTCCCACGCACGCAGCTACTGGGGCTACGAGCCACCACCTCGCTACACGCGCAGACGCCCACCACCAAGAAGCTACAACCGCCCACCACCACGCCAACCACCCCCCAGAACGGGCCCGGACCAATGGGAGGAATTCAGACGACGAGCACAACAGCAAGCCGACGACTTCGCGCAGCAGCAGCGTGAGCACGCAGCGGGCATGGGCAATCCATTCTCCAGATCAATCCGTACCAAAGGACGAGTCAAATGGCAGGGCGAACTCTTCGTGCGTCTCGCTAAAGCCTACAAACACCCAACTTCAACCACACAAATCAAAGGTACCAAAGAAACGGAATGGACGGCGTACTTCAGCCTCGAACGCGAGCGAGAGCAATTCGTCGCTACCTACACGGGAATTACCGTCGAACTCAAACGGAAAGCCACACAATCCAGAAAGTTGCACGCTCCCAAAAACCCCAATGCCTTCAACCGTGCCTACTTCGCGGGAGCCACACACCGTTTGGTGGAGCGGCTCATGATCCGCGAGTTCCGTGACCCACACGCCAGGAAATACAAGGACAAGAACGCCTACGCAGCGGGTTACAGCGACGCAGATGCGGTGATATTCGCACGGCGTTCCTAAATCGTCCCTCAGCGAAAGAATCGTTCACACGTATATCGACACACATTTTTCGATTCGAGATCCTACGGACGTCCCAAGAACGCTCAGATTTGACGTCCGATCGACGCACATCGACGCACATCGACGCGGGAATCAAACCAACGACAAAGCCCCCGGTTGCAGATCCCAACATGCAAACCGGGGGCTTCGTGTCCTGCAACTGCACCTACGCGAGTTTCCTTCAGATCCGACAGCTCGTTGCGCACGAGCAATGTTCCCGACCAACCCGGAATCCGCATCCGCAACCCGCGACTCACACGCGGCGAAGTTTGGTTAGTCAGTATGTGAAACACATCGTATCAACCTCACTTCTCAATTCTCTCTCGCGAGATCACGTGGTACTCGTGGAGCCTATGCCAGTCTACTCGGATGGCTTTGTACTGTCCCCTAGCATCTATTCTCTCACAGATCACCAGGCACAATCTTCACAACCGTTTTTGGAAGAGAACCTCTCTTCTTCCGATAAAGCACATCATCGATGCCGACAATCCTGCGGACAACTCTCACCATTTCTCCTCCTCGCGCGTGCGTGCGTATGCACCCGCTCGCTGACGCTGGGACATAAATCCCTTCGGGATTGTCCCATGCGTCGCGCGCGAGGAGTGCATTACAACAGGTTTTCAAGATCCGCAAAGCGATCTCATAACAGTTTTCAAGATCGTCTTTTTAGCGCCCAGGGGTTTTCAAGACTCACCACGTATGCTTATTCCCCGTTAGCCTTTACGACGATGGAAATCGGTCGTCCACCATCCTTCCGTTGGCGTGTGCTAAGTTCGAGATACGGTGACTTCTCGACTTTCCTTCGGATCACCATATCAGAGGTTTTCAAGTGTTTTGCAAGTGCTTTTACAGAGGTTCCCAAGTGCTTCAAGCACAGTCGATCGAAGGATGTACGCGGGGGTCGCTTTGGCTTTTTCTCTACAACCTGCACATCGTATCTTTCATTTCCCCCGAGATACTCCACATCGAAGTCGGGCATCGGCTCGAAGTTGCGGAACTCACGCTGCACCCGCGTAACCGACGGCTCAGGCTTGTCGAGGTAGAGAGCCGACTCGCACCATCCATGAAATGCTTGTGTGCCCAGCATCCGTTGTCCACCTTGTTTCTCCTGGTTCTTGGAGTAATGATGGACGATGATGATCCCAACCCCTGTGGCCTCCTTCAGCTTGAGGAGATTTTGTAGGATAGGTCTCACCTCATGGGCATGGTTTTCGTTTGCCTGTCCCAGCATCAACTGCAAAGGATCGAGAATCAGGAGAATGATTTCCAATTCTACAACCACGTTGGTCATCTTTTCCATTTCCTCAACCGAGGTCAAGTCAAAGCTTTTACGATTGCGTAGATACAGAGGGACAGAATTAGGAAATACAACAGAAATCCCACTGCGACCAACCTTCTCACTCTCTCCTCCCAACCCTTTAGCAACTGCCATGTAACGCAGTCGCTTTTTCTGCTCCGCGTCGCTGATCTCCTCCTGAATCAGCAAGACGGGCCCGCGTTGCTTCACGGGGAAATGACCCAGCACCCCTGTACCTGTGGCCACGGACAGTCCGATGTCATCCGCTAGGTATGACTTGCGGGTCTTTGGCTCACCTGCGATAATCCCATGTGATTGCGCTGTCCACAATCCCTCGATCATCCATGCGGGATCCCTCGACTCCTGAGCCATGTAGCGATCAAACGGGATGGACCACGGTTCGCTGTGGGCAGTTGATCGTTTCCGTGCCCGACGACCAGCTCCATTACTTTGAGGATCAGAATCCTGAAGGCGCGCTGCGCCCTTCTTCACATCCGCCCACAGACGAGAACGATCTTCACCGAACTTGTTCCACACTGTGGACTCAACTAAGATCACGACCTCGCCAGGTTTTAGACCTGCTTCGAGGAGATCGATGATGATTTTCCACAGCACCTTCGATCTGTCGCCGTGCGCCTTCCTTGCTCCAAGCTTTGACCGAAGGGCTGGAGAGATGAGATTCTTATAGTTCGTGAAGATTTCCTTCGCGGACGCAGTCGCCATGTTCCCAGGCTCTGACTCGCCCATGATAGGGATCTGCACATCACTGAGTATTTCTTCGAGCTTGTCCGCATCTATGATCGCCACAGTAGTTTCACCTCAGGCTCCTCAGCGTACTTGTGATTGATAGTTCCCGGTACCCTTAGTACCTGTGTCCGATCCCAACCTCCCTTGTCTGCCCCGATGAGATAGGTCAGTTTCTGATTGACTGTGCTATGCAGCTCTGGATCCAAGAAGCGATCTAACTCCCACAAAGCTTGATATCTGCCCGGCGACGATTCCCAAGCTATAGACGGCCTCAGAATGCTGCCGTATTTGGGACCAACCTCAGCAGGATCAACTTTGTCCAGGTCGGCATACAACCACTTGGACGGTAGCATCAGATCCTTGCTACGTCTTGGCCGACTGAAGATATTGGGACAGAAGTACACATCTCCCAGCTTCGCGTCGGGAATAACAATCTCGTCTCTGCCGAACTTATAGCACAGATCGTGCCACCCAGTATCATCCTTGAACGAGAGAAATACGAATCCATCCTGCTCCTGCGTCTCCCACACACGAGAGAGCAGGCGGCGTGACTTCACATCGACACCTCCTTACCCTAACGGGACGGCCTTTGCGCGTGATTCACATATCATACGACCCGGGGACGGGGAGCACAGTGTGCCCTGGCATTTTTTCATAGGCTGTGAAAATGGAGATAATGGGAAGATATTGACAGGGGCACGATCCATGCGCGATCATATACACACGCACACGCACGCGAAAAGGAGATCCCAAATCCGTACTATCGAGAAGGAACGACGGAGACTCGAACGTTGGCGTATGATCGAGCTCATGTACGAAGACGGCTATTCGTACAGGGAGATCGCTGAGCTCGTGGGATACGCTGAGAACTCGGTCGCAAACACCATCTATGTAATGCGTAAGGCAGGATGGGAACTGCCGTACAGATACAAGCGCACAGAAACACTGGCAAACGAGCTACTGAAGGAGGCACCGTGAGGTCTCTCTACGATGCGCGGATAATGGTGTCCGACCGCATGAAAGCCACCACCATCCCGAATGGAGGATTCGCAGACGAGGCAACCACTCGTCTCTTGCTCTCGGGCATCTCGGATCTCGAGGAGTTCAATGAGTTCGCCGCTGAGCTGTGGTTCAACGTCCTAAATCACCTGGATGACGAGGGCGTAGTAGAGGATGCTGCCCCTGTCTTCATGGGCATGATTCTCTCTGCGTTTCTCGTAGGACACTACACCGCATGACCCTATCCCAAAACTCCCTGAACAATCAAGCACACTGGAGTGTGTACTGGTTCGGTAAAGGGAGGTGGAAACGCAAACGGTTCCGTACGGAATATGACTCCGCGCTCAAATGGTACATCGAGAATCTACACCGCACGGGCATTACGCTCCACTCGGACAATGTGGCCTTTCCCGCACCCAGACGACTCACGCACTACGAGGAAACTCAATGGCGTGTGGTCACAAAGAAGGGCAAGAAGTACAAGAAACGCTACACCGTCGTGACTAACCGCATGAGAGAGCTCAACGCGCGAGGAATCTGGTGGTGCCCATACTGCATCAAGCTCAGACGTTTCAGGGAAATACGGACGGACCGGGGGGTTGAGACATATTGTCCTGTCTGCACCGTGAGCAACTATCTCATGGCGGTAAGACAGCACAATCCAAAGGCAGTAATCATAGAACACCACAAACCCCAAAGGAGTCCACGTGGCAGAAGACGACGCAGACGCAAGGTTCGAGAATCTGCCTGAGAACATGCGGGCACTTCTCGACGTGGTGGGAATAGCACACGTCACGGTCGAGGATCAGGACGAGCAGCGCATCTACACGTTGCTCAAGGAAGGACGTTGTATGCTGTGTGCTAACCCTGTCGAGGAGGACGCCGTGTTTCTCGTCGCCCGACACGGCATCGTGGGGATCTTCTGTGCGGGCAAGTGTGCTACCGACATGGCAGTGCTAGGATTCCTGCAGGAAGCACACGACGAAATTACTTCCGCCGTGAAATTCCGAGGGTCGTTAGATGCTGACCGTCCGGAGGGTGAAGTCTCGGATGAGTAGCTATGCGTTCAAGACGAAGCCGTACGCGCATCAAAGACGCGCGCTCCAGAAGCTCCTCCCGCGACGACGCGGAGGAGGCCTTTACATGGAGATGGGCACAGGCAAGACGAAGGTCGCTATTGACTACGCTGCTGTGCGCCACCAGAAAGGCGAAATCTCTCAGGTACTGGTTCTCGGACCGCTATCTACACTAGGCGTGTGGGATTCCGAGGTTCGCAAGCATTGCCCCACCGATGAGCTCAAGTGGAAGGTCATCAACTACGACAAGGCACGCATGCCATTCTACTTGCAGCAATGCATGGACTACATACGTCTTGGGGGACCTACGTTACTCGTCTGTGATGAGGCACACAAGTTGAAGAATCCACAGAGCAAGCAAAGCAAGGCAGCATACGTCCTGTCCAAGAGATGTGTGGCTTGTCTCGTTCTCACTGGGACGCCGATTACCAAGCACGCACTCGATCTGTTTGGAGAGCTACGCTGCGTCGATGAGGGTATCCTCGGCACGTCGTGGGGCGTCTTCAAGCGGCAGTATGCTGTGTGGGGCGGATACGGCGGCTATCAGCTTATCAAGTACATGAATCTCAAACAGCTCAGAAAACGTGTAGAGCCACACATATTCCAAATCAAGAAGGAGCAATGCCTTGATCTCCCGAAGCGAACTCATGAGATTGTACCTGTCAGTCTGCGCGAGAGTCGTCATCGATATGAGTCGATGGCTCGTAATTCAATTGTGGAATTCGAGAATGGGAAAGTCAGTGATGCACCCATCGTACTCACTCGGTTACTTCGCCTCAGCCAAGCAACTGGAGGTTACCTCAGGACAGACGACGGTCGTTACCAGAATGTGGGTACAGAGAAGCGACGAGCCTTTGAGGATCTAGTCACTGAGATGTGGGAGCAGGAGGTAAAGAAGATCGTAGTCTTTTGCCGGTTCCTCAACGAGATACGAGATGCCTCGCACGTAGCGAAAGACATCGGCTACAAAGTCCTGCCTTTCTACGGTGCCGTCAAACCTCGTGTCCGTGAGCAGCGACTGATCGAGTTCGATGAGACTGAGAAGCCTGCTGCGTTCATCGCCCAAGTCAGCGCCGGATCGCTTGGTATCTCATTGACTGCTGCTAGCGTCGCCGTGTTCTATTCCCACACGTTCAACTATGCAGAGTTCGCTCAAGCCTGTGATAGACTACACAGAATCGGGCAACGACACGCGGTGACTTACTACCATCTCATTGCTCGGGACACAGTTGATGAGCTCGTGTGGCTTTCGTTGAAAACCAAGCGGAATGTCGCTGAGCTTGTCATGCAGAGACCGGAGCTGTTGGTATGAGGCTTCGGGACACACGCGCGCATCTGCGATGTGCGGAAACGAAGAAGGAGACCATGAACAATTCCACGCATACTAGCAGCAGTAGCAGCGGGGGTTGCAGCGGCCACACCTCTCCATTTCAAGCATCATCCAGAGTGCCACACTCTGCGGTGTGCTCGCCACGCCGACAGAATGTGGAACGAACGACATAGACCACAATCCACGACCACAGCCTCATGGTTCGACGACTCCGAAAGCCTCGCCTGTCCGCGCGTAAGCGGATATGGTGTGGCTAACAAGTATGTGCCGTGCGGGACGCCCATAGAAATATGTCTCGAAGGGAGGTGTATAACAGCCACAGTCGAGGACCGAGGTCCTTATGTGGTTGGTAGAGAATTAGATCTAGATCCTCAGTCACGGGACGCACTGGGCTGTCCAGGCCTTTGCCATGTGAGTTACGCGGTGAAGTAACCCAGGATCTCCATATCGTCCCGTGCGTTTGTGACGTATAATGTACGTATACACTAAAAGGAGGATCACATGGCGTCCCCTGGTGACGCACGGGGCGATGTGGGAACACACGACGACGACGCGCAACACATAAACCCATTGACCGGGGCTCCCATCGAGGATGAGGTCACGATGCACGAGCTCAGGGATGGAATCGACGTAGCGCCCCCACAACACGAGGAGCAGGAAAGTGATAGTGATAGAGGGCTGCGATGGCAGCGGCAAAACAACCCTCGCCAACAAACTCAGCGAGGATCTATGTCTGAACATTGGGGTGAGGGGCACAAAGAATCGGGCAGAGTTGTATAAGGTCACCAAACCTGACGCATACCGAGCCCTCGAACGCGCAGTCGCAGGAGACGAGCCTCCACTGATCTGGGATCGGCTGGGCCCAATTAGCGACCCCATCTATTCCCGCGTACAGGGACGCACGGATGCATTCTCGCCTGCAGAGAAGAAGCATTTCTTCGCCGTCGTCCGCGCGTTAGGGATCCCAGTCATAGTGTGCGATGTTCCACTGTATCTCGCCCAAGAAAATGCGAAGAAGGCAGATCAGATGGACGGGGTTCGTCAGCATCTGCCCTTCATCCATGGGCTCTATAGAGACTTCATCAACCTTTCCCAGTCGTGGACTCTTCGCTACGACTACGGTGAGGATCGCTACAGCGATCTGCTGTCGGTACTGGAAATGTATACGAGGAAAAGGAAGGACAGAGAATGGCACTGATTGTGCTCGACGACTTCAGATGCGGAATGGGAGGGAACCCAGCTCAGACTTCGGCAGCCCTCAAGATCAGCGAGATTCCCGGTTTCAGCCACGAGGTCATGCTTGTGTTTGGACCCGAGCTGACTCAGGCCGTCTATGACCACTTCGGCGAGATACTGGGGAAAACAGAGCCGAAGATTGTTGTTCCCGAGTCCCCACAACAAGCTCAACAGGAGGCTGCACAGCATGATCGACTTCGCCGCACTACGAGACCTGCACATATGGAGGGTTCGTAACTTCCCCGACGCCGACGCCGATCAACAACTGCTGGGTATGATCGAGGAGCTGGGTGAGTTAGCACACGCGAATCTGAAGCAGAAACAGGGCATCCGCGAGAAATCAGCTGCAGACGAACAGGACGCCATCGGAGATATGCTGATCTACTGTCAAGGATACTGTGCTTATCGCGGATGGAACATGGCACAGATCTTCGAGAGAACGGCAGAGCAGGTAATGCAGCGTGACTGGGTCAAGAACCCGAAGGATGGATCGTGAGAACCGCACATTACAAGGACCTGACTGAGCTCTGGCACAGAGAGGCGGAGAACATGGTTATGTCCACGAACGAGGAGATAGACTTTGTCTCTGGACTTGATGTCATCCGATATGACAATCTGGTTGGGGCTGACTCGATGGCATACAAGTTCGACTTGGGGCGGGATCTTTGGCTCAATCGAAGCAGATTCACCGTGCTCCAGCGTGAGTATCTTGACTTGTCCCAGCTTGAAAGCTTCCTGGATCGTGCTAAGGAAATTGGACTTGGTGGAGTCAAGCACGGAGTTGTTACAAGTATGCCTTTTCGTGCTCAGCAGCTAAGAGCGAAGAAGCACAGATGGGGTGGCTGCATGTCCTCACTCAACTTCCGGGTCTCGAAGACAGGACAACCTGTGCTCATTCTTCAGTCCCGTGTCACCTACATCACCTACATGGGGGGAGCGGATCTTGCGCTGTGCCACGTTATCGCTCGAGAGATTGGGAAGAGGATTGGCGTTGGACCTGAGGATTTCGCATTCCGATGGAACTGTGCGTCATATCAAGCTCACAGTTTCAAGGGTATCCCGTATCTCTTCCGGGCAGGACTTTGGCCTCTCATCGTGGACGAGGAGGCACAGATTGAGTATCCGAGCGACACGTATCCCGCCCTCCGTCTTATCCGCAAGTGGGCGCTCGGAATCGTCGAGAAGTATCAAAATGGGGTTCCGCTTGAGTCCGAGAAGTATGGTCCGTACAAACGAGTCCGAAGACGCTACACGGAGTGGATGAAAGGGGAACCACTCCCGAAGTGTCCTGTGTCTACCCTCACGTTCCAGCCCCTCCGAGAACGAGGGTAAAAAAACACCAAAGCTGTTTGACCCTCGGTCATCCAGGCACGACAATATACATACGACGCGAAAGGGGCGCTGGAAATGCCAGACCCGAAGAACGCCGTGGTAGAACTCCATGTCAAGATCAACAACCAGCAAACGTCGCCAGGTGTGCTCAAGCAGAAGTTGGAATCTGCTGTAACGAGCATTCCCTTGGAACCGAATGAAACCGTCGAAGTGCTGAACTACTTGGCGACAGAAGCTGCGTAGAAAGGCAATCATGGTGAAGGCGAAGGAAACAGCAAAAACCAAAAAGAAGTTCGATCCCGAGGAGTACATGAGTACTGCTGTGCTCGAGCTCGACGAGAAGATCGAAGCGATTGACCGTCGACTCGCACCCTATCAGGATCTCATCAACACCAAGAACAAGTTGATGGCTGCTAGGCGCGCACTCCTCGGGAAGAACTCCGCAACTGGAGGAACAGGAACTCGGATTACGCTCGAGGAGGTTGTCGACTATCTCGACAAGAATCCAGGCACGACCGCGTCCCTGATCGCCGAGGAGTTCGGCGTGCAGCTTAGCACCATCACGTCGCACGTCTACAGGAATCCCGGTCGATTCGTCAAGAAGGACGGGCGTCTGTGGAAGCGTGATCCCGAGGCAGGAGTCAACGGTCCTGATGATGTAGAGGAGGAGGCAGATGACGAGTGACCCCGATGCTCTCGTAGTGACCTACGCTGACATCTACGGCGGATACCAGAATCACTATGCGCTCGTGGACAAGTACACCCGAGAGATCATCATGCAGGATCGCAGCAAGTCCGCCGTAATCGCGGAAGCGCAGCGCCGTAAGGGATGGAAGCCTATCGATGGGGATGAGCGAACGTATGGAAAGCAGACCGTCGAGCACTCCAGAATTAGGGAGGTCAGATGATCGATCTGTTCCATGAGATAGGGAAGATCCTACTCGAAGATGGTGTGGTCGTTGAGGTACCCACGTGGCAAGCGTTAGATGTGACGGACAAACCACAAGGCAGGACATACGAGACTCTCAACATGTCCTTCCAATACATGATTCCTAATGGCATGAAGGCCTTACAGCATGACTGCGATCCCAATCTGCCCTGGGCAGAGAATCAGTTTCAGGAGCGTGTATCCGGGGAGCCACTCAATCCGGGCAACACGTATTGGGAATGGCCGTGGTACACGGGCAACGTCGAGGAGCACAAGCCTCAGGGACAGTTCAGCCACACGTACATGGAGCGGTACTTCCCAAAGCAAGCAGGCAACGACGTTCTCGAGGGCGACGACACCATCTACAAACACGGCATCCGTTACCCATACGGGGATCTGGACGACGTGGTCAATCTGCTTAGCAGAGAGCCTAATACTCGACAGGCATACTTGCCCGTGTTTTTCCCTGAGGACACAGGGGCTGTTCACAAAGAGAGGATCCCCTGCTCTATCGGCTATTGGTTCTACATGAGAGAAGGTGTGCTTGGCATCACATACTTCATTCGATCCTGCGACTTCTTCCGCCATTTCCGTGACGACGTCTACATGACTTGTCGTCTAGTACAATGGGCTCTCGATCAGCTTAGGGACGGGGAGGGCGTGTGGAAAGACGTAGCGCCCGGCAAGCTCATCATGCACATCGGATCGCTCCACTGCTTCGAGGGGGATCTTGCGAAACTGAGGAGGGAGTATGGCTAGAATCTCTCGTGACGATCTTTACATGGGACTTGCTCAGGAGTTCGCATTGAGAAGCACTTGTCTCCGAGGGCATGTAGGCTGTGTGATCGTCCGTGACAACCATCTCATTGGCGGTGGTTACAACGGTGCCCCGCCCCACATGCCCCATTGCGAAGAGATAGGCTGCGAAACCGAGGGAGACGTTGACCCCGGGTGCAAACGTGCGATACACGCCGAGCTCAATGCTGTCGCATTCTCCGCGCGCTTCGGAGTCTCGACGGACGAAGGAACGGTGTATTGCACGCACGCGACGTGCCGCGCCTGTGCCCAGGCGTTAGCAAGCGCAGGAATCGTCGAGTTCCATTATGAGGTTCCCTACCGTGACGAAGCAGGATTGAACTTACTCAACGAAGCAGGAATCGAGGTGTTCAGGTATGGAAGATCTTGAGAAGTACGGCATCAAAAACCCAGAGTTACTGCAGATCATTCAGATTGTGGTCGAGGGAACGAACGTCGAAGGAGAGACCATACAGATTCTACTCTCCAGTAACCGTCGTGTCCTTCCAATCCCATACACCGAGCAGCCTTGACATGGAGCCACACCCTTTCCAACCGCACACCGATCAGAACCACTATCGCGCTTGCCAGAAGTGTGGCAAGGTCGCGGACCATCCTGTCCACAAGATTCAGGATGAGGTTCCTGAGGCAGTACGAAGAATGAAGCGCTGGGTCGAGGAAACCCGACACGTCCACTGGCCCTCATGACATTCCAAGACAAGATCCGCGATCCCGGCTGCACACTGTGTCCGCTCCACGAGAGCGCGGAATATGTGTGCTTGATGGGCACTGGGAAGAAGAACTCCCAACTATTGATAGTCGGAGAGGCGCCGGGGCAGAGGGAGGATGAAGAGCATGCAGCGTTCGTCGGGCCCGCGGGAGCGTTACTTACGGAATTACTTGAGGAAGCTGGGTTCTCGCGCTCAGATTGCTACATCACCAATGCGGTCAAGTGCCGTCCAGCGGACAACGCTACCCCTACACGACTCAACGTCCGCGCTTGTAGCGACTTCCTTGCGAAGGAGATCGATAAGGTACAGCCTAAGCTCATTCTGGGTCTCGGTAACACTGCGCTCCTTGCGCTTACAAGAAGGTCGGGAATCACCAAACATCGAGGTAAGCTTTACTCGGCGCAAGGGATCCCTGTCATCTGCACGTTTCATCCTGCGGCGGCGCTTAGATCTGCGGGATATCTTCATCCAATTCGAGCGGACCTACAAGCAGCAGCAAGGAGGCTCAACGGAGGTTCCACCCTACGTACCCGCACAGTCCTCGTCACAAACAAAGTCCACCTCAAATCCCTCATCCGAGTCCTCGAGCGAGCAGACACAATCGCCTTCGACCTCGAGACCTCCGGACTCCACGAGTGGGCAGACGACGCAGCAATAGTCACGCTAGGTGTGTCCTGGGGCGAGGGACGATCAGCTGTGATCCCTCTATGGCACAGCTGTATCCCTCAAGATCAGTTCGCTGCCAACTGGATCACAACCGTCTTGCACGAACTCAAGCCTGTGCTCGAGGATAAGACAAAGAAGTACGTAGCACACAACGGTAAGTTCGACTGCAAGTGGCTCGCAAGATTCGGCGTATACGTCCCGCTGACCTTCGACACCATGATCGCCGCACACCTGCTCGATGAGAACAGAAGCAAGGGTCTCAAGCCTCTCGCGCAGATGCTGCTGGGCGCCGACGACTGGGACGAGGAAGTCAAGTCAGCGTACAGTCTCCCGATCAAGCGTCTCGCGATCTACAACGGTAAGGACTGCGACTACACGCTGCGTCTGTACTACATCTTCAGGAAGGAACTGCTCGAGCAACCTCGCGTAGCGCGCGTGTTCCAGAAGCTGATGATGCCCGCATCTGCAGTATTTACTCGTCTCGAGCTCGGCGGAACATACCTCGACGAGGAACGTCTCGAGGACAGATACATCGAGGCCACACGCAACGTCGAGAAGCTAGAAAGATACATGCTCAAGTCCGTACCCAAGAAGTTGCAACCCATCAACTTCAACTCACCGGCTCAAGTGTCGGTGTGGCTGTTCAAGTCCCTGAAACTACCAATACTAGAGGAAACGAAGACAGGTGCTCCGTCGACTGCTGAGTCGGTTCTGTTCCGGCTCGAGAAGAAACACAAGGTTGTGTCCGCATTGCTCAAGTACCGCAAGTGGTCAAAGTATCTCAGTACGTATCTTGGACCTTGGATCGAACGAAGAGATAAGAGGGGCAGAATTCACCCATCTTACCGACTCACAGGAACTGTCACTGGGCGCCTTAGTTCTAGCGAACCTAATCTACAACAAGTCCCTCGCAATTCGCTCATACGAGGATGTATCGGGGCACCACCCGGATGGACATTCATGGAGGCGGATTACTCTCAGATAGAGCTTCGCATCGCTGCGTGGATGGCAGGAGAGCGAAGCATGCTTCGCCTACTCAATTCTGGACACGATCTGCACCGCAACACGGCAATGGCAATCACAGGGAAGGACGACATCGATGGTGAAGACAGAGTCATCTGGGGGAAGCACCCGAACTTCGGGCTCCTCTTCGGAATGTACCCCAAGAAATACCAAGAGTACTGTAGAGACAACGGTGGGCAAGAGATTACGTTGGCTACTGCGGAAGAGGTGTATCAGACTTTTCATAACACTTACCCCGCGCTCCGTCGATGGCACTCTCGCCAGATACGACTCGCACATCGTTATCTATCCATTTCCAACCCGATTGGTCGTGTCCGTCACCTCCCCGACGTCCGAAATCCCAATGACTCGGTACGAATGGAAGCTGAGCGCCAAGCTATCAACTCGCCGGTACAGGGCTTTGCATCCGACCTCATGGTCTTCAGCGCTATCCGCCTCGCAAGGATCTTCGACGGAAGGTACGCGCGAATGGTCGGGTCAGTCCACGACTCCCTCCTATTCGAGGTCCGTGATGAGATGGTGGACGAGGTTGCGCGTACGGTCAAAGATGTGATGGAGGATAAAGACGACCTGAAGAAAATGTTCGGTGTGAAGCTCGAAGTGCCCATCGTGGTAGAGATTAGCGTCGGGCAATTTTGGTCTGAGTCCGAAACATGGACGGACGAAAAGCACGTATAATGTGAAAGGAGGTACCATGAAGAAGAAGCGAATTGCATATGCTGCCCAGTTGTCGGCTGCGTCGATCATGCTTCAAACCTTCCAACATATCTCGCTCAAATGGGATGAGTATGGTCAGATTCTCGAAGAGGAGGAGAAGAAGGAAATTGAGAAACTGCAGAAGGCATTGCACACCATCAGCATGCGGCTCCAAAAGCTCGTTTGGAAACTGAGGAAGGATGCGCGTTAGCAACTCTAAGCTCAAGACGTATCGGCGGTGCCCCAACAAGTACCGTTACAAGTACCCGATGAAACTGCGGCCCAAGGCGAAGGCGCTGCCGATGGAATTGGGCTCCTGGTTGCACACTTTGCTCCAGGTTCACTACGACGGCGGGAGTTGGAAGGCCACACACAAGGAACTTATCAAGCGCTTCAATAACCTGTGGGACGAGGAGCGCGAGGCGATGGGTGAGTTGCCCACAGAAGCATCGCGGATCATGCGGGCGTATCTGCGTCGGTACTCACAAGAGGACGAGACACGGTACGCAGTCATAGACAGCGAGATGGATGAGATTGTCACCCTCCCGAACGGCTTGCGTCTAGAGGTGGTGGTGGATCTCATCGTGGAGGATCTGATCGAAGGAGGACTGTGGCTGTGGGACCACAAGTTCCGGAACAAGCTCAGTGATCCTGAGGACCAGATTCTTGATCCTCAGCTCACACTGTACTTCTGGAGTCTAGAACACATGGGCTACGTACCCTTGCGCGGTGTGGTTTACAACGAAGTTCGTACAGCCGCTCCAAAAGTTCCTGAGCTCACAGCAAAGACACAGGAACTCAGTCGTCGGAAAGACATAGACACCGACGTCTACACGTATATGAAAGCCATCAAAGACAACGACCTGGATCCTGACGACTACACGGAGATTCTCAACACTATCGCTCTCCGCGAGCCCGGTCGGTTCTACATGCGGACTCGCATTCCGAAGGATCCACCCGTCGTCAAAACCATGATGAAGGAGCTGGTCCAGACGGCCCAAGAAATGCAGGTTGCCGATCAACGGCAACGGTATCCACGCGCCTTCGATACCTCGTGCAAGTGGCAATGCGAGTACAAGTCCTTGTGCATAGCTGAGTTGCATGGTGCGGACATAGATTCCATAATCAAACAAAGCTTCGAGGTGGTAACACGTGGCAAAGAGGTCTGATAAAGAGTCCCGCATCAAGGACGTTGAGAGGCGCATTGTGCCCGTGAGAGAGATAGAGAACTACGTGCGCGTCCTCTTGTACGGACAGAACGGCAAGGGCAAGACCCGAACGGCCGCCACAGCCCCCAAGCCTTTGCTCATAGACATCAACGAGGAGGGGACCAAGAGCATAAGGAACTACAACGGTGTTGAGGTTTTCCCCGCGAAGAACTGGGAAGACGTGCACTGGGCCTATTGGTTTCTGCGTAGCGGCGAACATGAGTACGAGTCCGTCATCATCGACACCCTGACCATGATGCAGAATGTCTGCATGAAGCAGGTGCTGCGCGAGGCTGAGGATAGGGACCCGGCGAAGGACCCTGCGACTGCGTCTCAACGCGACTGGGGGAAGGTAGCACAGCTGATGAAGGATCTGCTGCTCAACTATCGCAACCTTCCCATGAACGTGATCTTCGTGTGCCAGGAGCGCAGCATAGATAACGAAGAAGGCGAAACGGAAAAGGTGCCTGATTTATCGCCGGGATCCCGCGCAACAGCCACAGCGTGCGTGGACTTCATCGGTAGAATCTACACGCGCGAGGTCCGTGTAGTCAAAGGCAAGAAAACCACAAAGGCTTGGCGGACGCTCATGCTAATCGGACCGCATGACGTCTATCTCACCAAGGACAGGTCAGGGGTTCTACCTCGGATCGTACCAAACCCATCGATACCGCAGATGATTGCGGCAACCGAAAGCGAGGAGTAATGGCTCAAAAGCTCATTGTCGACTTCCGAGGCGTAGACTCGGGAGGAGGTGGCAACGACCGCGTACCCGAGGGTGATTACCACGCAGTCGTAGACGAGGTGAAGGTCGGTACGGCGAAATCGTCCGGCAACACCATGCTCGTGTGGACGTTCAAGATCAATCAAGGGAAGCAGAAAGGTAAGAAGCTCAAAGATTACACGAGCCTCAACGCAGAGGCATTGTGGAAGCTCAAGGGGTTGCTGGAGTCTCTTGGTGTGAAGGTACCCGACAGCAGAACCGATCTTCAGCCAACACTCAGGAAGCTTCTCGGCAAAGAATGCGGTATAACAGTAAGTGACGAAGAGTGGACACGGGACGATGGCAAATCCCGCATGACCTCGAAGATCACGGACTACATGGATCTGGACGTGCTCGACGAGGACACAGATGAGGAAGAGGAGGACGAAGAGGAGGACGAAGAGGAGCAACCGAAGCCCAAGGCAAAGAAGAAGAAAAAGAAGAAAAAGGAAGAAGACGACGAAGAAATCGAGGATCTTGACCTCGACGAACTCTAGGAGGCAGGAATGGCAGATGAAAAGCACAGACTGAAAGAACTCATCGATCAAACCCACAAACATGGTGAAAAGATCCAAGGAGAAATCAGTCATCTTGAAGGATGGAAAAAGAATCTGGAAAAGCTGAACAAACAGCGATGGGACAGGCTGCACAAACTCGAACATCCCCAGGCTCCCCCACAGTCCCATGTCACCATGTTCGATTCCGTGGACGTCGGTGAGTACCCGTCGAACCCTGAAGCTGTGGCTGGATACGTCGATGGGCACTGGGCGAACTACAACGAGTTGGTGCGTAGATTCCCCAACGCTCACCACGTGTCCATCGCTGTGTTTCCCTCCGACGACGCCATGGCTCTGGACATCGAGACAGGAGACGCGACACCGTCTCAGGCCCCAGCGTGGGTAAGAAGGCAGCACGCGAGGGGGGTCCATCGTCCCATCCTCTACGCCAATCTCAGCACGATGCCTGCTGTTAGGGAGGCTATCGTGAACGACCACATCGGTGTTCACGAAGTGAAGTTGTGGGTAGCGCACTACAACTATCAGCCACACATCCCGGACGGCTACGACGCCTGCCAGTGGACCGACAAGTCCAAAGGCAAAAATCTCGACGAGTCCCTCTGTTACCACGAGTTCTTCGAGTGACTGAGTCTGAGTTACAACGAAGAATCGTCAGCTGGCTCAACAAGCAGCCGAAGACGTTCGCAGCGAAGATTCACGGGGGTCCGCACCAAGTTGCGGGCCTCCCGGATATCGTCATGTGTAGAGAAGGGAGGTTCTATGGGCTTGAGGTCAAGCTTCCTGGTAAGGAGAAGACGCTTACTCCGCGTCAAAGAAGTAAGATCAAGAAGATCCGTCAAGCGGGAGGATGGTCAGCTGTTGTCACTTCGCTTGAGGATGTAACAACTCTCTTAGGGATGGGAGAATGAGTAAAGCGACTATCAAAAAGGCGCGTAAGAATCGCGCCAAAATCGCCAAGACGTTCGCCAACTTACAATCACACCGATTGCACGCGACCACTGTCCTAAAAGATCCCCCAGAATGCTTAGATCGAATGACAGTGTTCGATGTGTTGCGCCGTTTTCCGCATTTGGGGCGTGATGGCGCCGAGAAAGTTCTGAGAAATGCGAAGGTGTGGCCCTTGACTCGGTTTGGTTATTTGACCGAGGAAGAGAGGAGCAAAATCATCGCTAATCTTCCTCCTCGTGCGAGACGTTAGATTCGTGACGAAGAATACGGAGATTCTCCTCGAGACGAGCGAGACGTTCTCGGATTCCAACTTGCCTCTTGATTAGAGCTCCTATCAGGCCCAATATTCCTGAGTCGATAGCCAAGAAGACGGAATCAGGAACCTTGTGTTCACCAAGCAGGCTCACCGATTTCCTAGGCCCATCATTCTAGCCATTTCGGCGCCGTTGCCGGTCGGACCGCTAGGACCCCACAGTCCTATCTCCGCCCAGCCAGGCGTCCTCGCGTTCCCCTCCCTTGGAGTGCCAGTTCCCGTGCGCGAGAGAATCTGACCCGCGCGGAAATGGTCTCCTTCTTTGAGCACAGAATGCGTGTGGCCGATGTATACTTCTCGTCCTCGCCACGGTCCTGATGTGAATCTGACGACCGGGTAGTTGAAGCCGAAGCCACCGGGGTTATTGAGGGTGTGAACTACTACACCGTCGCCTGGTGCTAAGATGGCCCCACCTGTGTTCGTCTGTATGTCCTGGCCCTGGTCTATGCGATTGAGGACGAGCTTAGCGCCGTGTGGGAGGAATCCCCTGAGCTGTGTCTGGCCTACGTGTACAGCACCAGGGTGTTCTAGGGGTGTGGCTTCAGTCGGGTGTTCCACGGCTGCGCGTGCTTCCTGTCCCTGTTTGAGTGATTGATCTTCTTCGAAGTGCTGGCTCATCAAGTCGAAGTTCTTCTGGAGCTGCCCCTCTATAGATTCGTCGTAGTTAGCTTCAGTTTCCGGTTCGTTCGGGAGAGGTTCTTTTTCTTCTTCACCGCGCGCAGCCACAGGAGTAATGGACTGGCGTGTGAATTGTCCGGGTTCCGGAGACGTCATCATACCCTGGTTGATGAGGGCTATGAGACCTAAAATGTTAGGTTCCTGAGGTTTCATGCCAGGTTCTGCTGAAGGGGCTCCCCGACGCACAGCTTCTGCTGCGGCTGAGATTTTCGGAACCACCATGCGACTGGCCCCAGCCATGAGCTTCGCGCGTTCGCCCCCCAGCTCGTTATAGAGCTGACGGAGTGTGCTGCCTCCGTTGTACCCGCTTGACGCCCAGCCCGAGTTAGCTATCGCGTTGATCTCTGCGTCTTTGCCTTGACCTGCGGTGTGCAGAATGTTGCGGATACCTGTGGCTGGCGCACCGTATTCGTGTGCTATTCTCCCCTGCCCTCGCATCCAGTTGGCAGATTCCCGTGCAGCAGACACAGGATTACGCCAGACACTGCTGTGTGCGCCACTTGCCGGGCCTGAGTCAGTGTTAGCGATGTTGAGCCAGTTGTTGTACCCTTTCCCTTCGTAGTAATGAGCAGCAGAACCGCTCTGCTCGGCAAGCAACCACGAGCCAACGACGCCTGGGTCTAAGCCTGTACCTCGTGCAAATTCCCGCGCGAACGTCTGCTGATTGGGAGTGAGGAGACTCATTCAGGTTCTTCGCGCTTCGCCTGTTCCTTGGCGATAGTTTTAGGATTCTTTTTCTGAGCTTCAAGGATAGACTTGAGCAGATTCGTCTGGTATTTCCCGAGGTCGATCGTCCGGGGCTGCACCCCAAACTCCTGCTCGAGGCCAGATACCAAGTTGCCACCTTTGCGTGAAACAGGATTGACACCGATAGGTTTCTCATCGAATAGTGGGATAGATTCGGGAAAGACGGGATTACCGTGTGTAGCTCCAAGCTCAATCGCCCTGATCTCCGGGAACTCACGCAGCAATGTCCCGATGAACCGCTGTGGAGCATGGACAGCGAAGATCCCAGGTGCCTCTGTACCTTCCGCTACATTGATGAGGTTCCCGTATCTGTCGGATTCGTACCCTGATTCCGGGGACACACGCTCCAAACCACCTGTCAACGGGTCAATGCCGTACGCAGCGAGGCCAGCCTGTAGAAGGGGTGAAACTTGCCCCATGCGGATTACACCTTGGAACATGCCTTCTTTACCCAGGGGGTTAGCTACATCTGCGAACGGATTGAGACCGTACAGATTGATGTAGCGGGCTTTGGACATATCGCCATGATTGAGCCACAGTGCATTCTCGAGGTAATTGGGGATGGTGCCCATGTTCTGGTCGACCTCTTCTTGACCGAGGTTCCCGAGCATGTGTATAGCGGCTGTGCGTCCCGGATAATTCAGCGGCATCTTCCACACGAACTTTGAGATGAACTTGTACCATCCCCAGAATGGGAGAGCGACCTTGATGATTCTCCGCTCCCAGGGACTCATCTCGCCGAACGTGTAACTCACGTTACTGAGTTGGTCGAAGGCGTCCTCGATCAGATTCGGATGCTGTAGAACCTCGTTCGTCCAGTTGGGATCGAGCACAGCATCGATGTTCTGGCGGTTCCAGAACCCTCCTGGATGATCGAACTCCCTTCCCAGATTCGCCATGTCCTGTTTGGCCATCACGTCGAGCTTGCGGAAGAAGATCGCACGGCGTTGGAAGTTGGTGATCGTATGGACGTTGCGCCCAATGAATCTAGCCCAGGGGTTCTGATTGACTTTGCCACGCCCAATTTCCGCCATCTCCTGCGTCATCTGACCACCCTGATTGACCCCGGGCGGAAGCTCTTTCGGTGGATTGAGAACCTCATCTCCGTATTTTTTCCCGAACATCAATCTATCCATGATTCCTGGAGCTATCGTCTTGCCCTCTTGTGGGTAACGTAGCGCAGCAAACCAGTGCCTAGGATTGAGTGTCCCATCGACGAGGGCAATGATGCCGTGTCCGATAGTTGTACGAAGCAACCAAGCAGGACTCAGTTGGAGTTGCATGTACTTCCAGCGACTCAACACCCACGAGAACGCTCGTGTGGCCGCATTGCCTTGCTCTGCGATCTTCATATGGTCAAGCATAGTCTTGACAAAGTTCACGGGGAGAGCCACACCTTGCCCGTATCGTGGCCCCTTTGTTCCTAACTCGTCTCGCTCGCCCGCGACAAATTCCTGTGCTCGCTCATCCGCAAGGTCCTCCATAGCGCGAGCCATCTCTTGAGGACTTTTGTTGCTCGTGAGAATCTCAGCGACGTCCCCCTCGAGCTCAGCAGCTGTGCGGAAAAAGTTACGATACATGTTGACTGGAACCACCATCCATCGAGAAGCTGCCTCTGGCCCTATATGATTCTCAAGATCTTTCTGCCCATTCCACCATCTGATGTTGCCATCCTCACCCTTGAGACCGAGTCGTTCGATGACTGGGTCACTGAGCTTCTTTTGGAGAATGTCACGGATGATCTGGAAGTGTGTGCGGGCGATCATTTCCGGATCAACGCGCATGGTTCCGTTGAGAAAGTCGGTGTAGTCCGCGTCCTTGGTATACGCCATCTTGGGACCGATAGTCGCCATGGCCGCATTGATGTCTCGCGGACGAAAGGGTCTAGCGAACTCGTGGTATACGGGTGCCTCCTCGCCCAGTTGCCTCTGTTTCAGAAGGCGCTCAAGTGGTTTCTCAGCAGGGACCCCGAACTTCATGCCGTATCCACCCTGCGAGTGGAAGTACGAGGGCATTATCTCACCCAATTCCTCGCCAAGTGGTATCCCTCGCGCGAACGCTTGTGCTTGCTCCTCGGGCATCCCCATGAAATGCTGCATTCCAACAGCCATCTTCTCGAACATGGTTTTGCCTGGAAGATAATCAGAGCCTTGGCTGCGCGCAATCACTCCACCCTTCTCATCTCTCAGGTCTTCGCCGAAGGATTTGAGTGTTTTTTCTACGACGTCTAGCTTCGTCTGAGGGTCGCCGAAGGGAATCATATCCGCTAGATCTTGTGACGTTGGCAACTCGCCGGGCGCTATTTCCTCCGCATTCTTCGGTCTTAGGAATGCATCTTCAACCTGTTGTAGTCCCTTGGCGAAGCGATTATCGAGTTTCTGGCCCTCAGGAAGCTCGTGCGCCACTTCCTCGATTGTCTTGCCACTAAGAACTGAGAAGGGCCCAAATGCTGCTCGCTCCGACGTCTCGGGAGACACACCACGACGTCTGAATTCCTCCATGAGCATACGGGACTGTTGCAACTCCATGCGGCGCATGTTGTAAGCCATGCGTCTCATATCGTCTGTAGGTTCCAGTACGAGCTTCCTGAATTCCGGGTCCTGATACAGGGTGTTCGCCCTCCACTTCGCAGCTGCCTCTTCCTGCGGAGCAATTTTCGGATCGTCAGGATTGGCGAGCACATCCATGTTCTGGTTGATCTGATTGCTGTACTCGTCTAGCTTCTCAGTCGTGTTGATTCCTCGCGCGCGGAGGTACATGGCCTCGAATTGATACTGATACCCCTTCTGTGTGAGAGTTTTGGCCTTCATTTCCCGAACGGATTTGAGAAAGTCTTGGACAGGGCCAGGTTTCGTGAACTGCTCCGTCGTCCCCGCTTCGAGACGTGCGCGGGCACGGTTCCCGAGTCTGCGTGCCTGATAGTCAAATCTCAGCTCTGCAGGTGTAGTAGACGTGAATGGGATTTTAGTGCTGCCCACACGTTGCATCAGGGCGTCGATGGGCTTCTGCACGGCGAAGCGTGTGAACGGGTTGGTGGAGTAATAGCGTGGGATCTCACCTGCTTTGACCGCTGTGCCTGGCCTGAATCCTTCCGCTACCTTCTCTCCCACACTTGGAGACTCAAGACTTGGCCTAGCGACCTCACCAGCTTTCGCTATCTTGGAAATGAGTCTGCTTGTTGCCCCTGCGCGCTCAGCCACACCTGCTGCTTTGACTGCAGCTGAACTTCCCCCAGATGCGAGCGCTGCTATGTTTAGCAGAGCTTCTATCGGGTGTTCGGTCGGGTGTGTGGTCGTCTCATAGATTTGCTTCGCCTGAGCGCCCACTAATTTGGCCTCAGCGCCAGGTTTACCCTGATAGAATTCTCCTGCAGCCTTACCGAGGGTCAGGAGTCCCTCAGGAACTTTCCCAAAGCTACTAACGATCTGACCTGTTTCTTTAGCGGCTGTACCTGCCAAATGACCAAGGAAGCCAAATACACCGCCAGAACCCCCGGGCGCGTGGGGTTTGAGAGACTGCCCTAGTAGGGCAGCATCAGATGCAGACAGAGATTGAGGCTTGATCTTCCCTGAAGCCACACCTGCCCGCAACGTAGCCCGGCGTTCGCCTTCCGCTCGTGTGGCTGCGTTTTGGGCTGCGAGTCCTCCGAGGGTTTCCCCGGACTGCTTCGCTATCGATGCGCCAAGGAGAGCAGCATTGTAGAGCTGCTGAGTTGCTTCGTTGACGGCCACAACTTATTTACCTCTTGCCGCATTGACAAGGGTTCCGGCGAGTTTCTTGCCGACGTTCGGACCAAGCGCCCTCGCAGAACCGGGTGCATACTTGCCCCTGTGGTAGAACGCTTCTTCGTGTTCGTCTGCGAAGACTTTGAAGTACCCACCTGCCGTACGCAGCAGACGGAACGCTTCGGGAGCGTGCAGACCATAGGCCTGAGTAAGCGTGGTGTAGGCCTGCATCGCGTTCCGTCGATAGGGCACCATGTTTTTTTCTTGGTGAGCTTTCTGTTCGGCCTTGTTGTATCCAGGACCTTCGCGGAATTCGCTCTTTGGATTGAACTTGACGTAGTTCGTGAACCACGAAGTCGCCGCCTGCCATTGTTTGGCGCGTAGCTGAGCTTCTTTTTCTGCGCGTTTCTGGCCTGCGGATTCGTTGGCGATTGCGGCTTTCTCTGCCGCGATTTCCTTCTTGGCTCGGTTGGATTCTGCGGCAATTTCGCGGGATGCCCTGTTCCGTTCGTTGGCCGCAGACGCACGTTCCTTCGCGGCTTCGCCGAGGGCTGCTTTGTATGTCCCTTCGATGCCCAGCTTCTGGGACGCGAGTTCGCGCTCGAGACGTGTGGACGCCCTGTTGAGTTCCTCCTTCGAGAGAGCTTCCTGTGCCTTGGCCACATCTGCTGGGATCTCTTTGGTGACCCCTGCTCGCTCTTCGGTGATTTTGGCGAGGGCCTTGGTAAGAGCGTCTCGCTCAGTGATCTGGAAGTTTTTGAGCCCGGCAGACGGAGCGTTCGCTGCGTTCTGCGCGAGCTCATTGACGATGCCCGTCTGTTGGGCGGCTATGTTGCCCTGAGTCAGATTGGACTCTGCGAGAGCTGCGTTCATGTATGCAGATTGATCGGCGACTTGGGGCAAGCCGGCGATGGGACTGGTAAGGGCAGCTTGTAGTGCCTGTTGGGATTGGGTTGTACCTGCCTGCTGACGGGACGCAATTTCAGCCATAGCAGCCTGAGCACGCTGCATCGCTGCTTGAGCTTGTTCTCCGTATTGCTTGTAGATCTGCTGTGCGTCTGTTTCTCTGGCCTGCGATAGATTCCGCTGCCCAATTTCTTCTTCTTTGAGCTGCGTCATCTTCGGTTCGTATGTGGACTTCGCGAGGTTCTGTACTCCCTGGTTGAACTGAGCTTGGGTCTTGAACTGGGGTTCCCAGGGGTTGTATGCAGGACTCTTTGCGGGCGCCTTCTTGGGTGCAGCCTTCGCAGCAGGTCTCCCTGGTTGCTTGGGGACGCCCGTAGGCGTCACGCGCGGCTTCGTTACACGCGCGGGCGTGGTAGGGTTACGTGGACCCTTTGCTATCCTCGTGGGCTGATTGGTGCGTGGGACACGCCCTCCTCCTGGAGCACGGCTGCCACCTCCTGCACCGACTTGACCCGGCGTGGTTCCGGTCGTGTTGAAACTTCCGGCTCCGGGTATCTTGAGGGGCTTCGCCTTTGCGGCTTCAGCTACGATTGCCATTACCCGTACACTTTCTTCCGTGCGGCCATTTGTTTTTCTCTTACTGCGGGGTTACGGGACCATTTTATTGTACCAATTCCCGCCTGTTCAGCTTGAGCTTCCCTCACGTATGGATCCCTCGACCATGCGATGTTCTGCGATGCTGGATTCGCTATCGGAGTGGTCGGGAGCTTCTTTTCCGCTTGTTCCGCTTCTTCGACGCGCTTCTGTTCCTGCGCGCGGTTGAAAGCGATCTGAGCTTTGGCGATGAGGTCGTCTGCTTCCCTGACGGCTTTTTCGTAGTTGTCTTTAGCTTCTAGATCTGCTCTTGCCTGCCCAGCAGCGATGAGGTTCTTTCCTTCGCCAAACAGTGAGGACTCAATGGTTCCTGCTGCACCACGAGCTGCAGTTTCACCCCTTAGCGCCTTTTCTGCGGCCAGTTGTGCTTTCGCTAGAGCTGAGTCTGGCCCACCTGAGTACGCATATGCAGCTTCCGCGATCTTTCTGTTGGCTTCATTGATTTCCTGATTCTCTGTGTTTTCCGCTGCGTTGACCCCGGTAACAGACTTGAGGGTGGGTTCGAGATATGCGGTAGGTGCGGGAGCAGGAGTCACTACCGGCGCTACAGGAGCAGCCACACCTCCTGTCGGCCCGACTACTGTGCCAGGTGCAGGAGCAGGTGCTGGCGCAGGACTTGGTGCAGGGGTTCCGCCGTTGTCGCTGCTGCTGGTGCTGCTGCCGCTGCAGCTTTTGGTGCGGGGGCCGAAGTAGGAGCAGGCGCAGGAGGAGTTCCCACGGGCGCAGTGGCTGCCGGTGCTGCAGCTGTCTGTGCTTTTGGAGCCGCTGTTGCGGTCTGCTGTTGAGGAGGCGTTGTAGGAGGTATTGCAGCTTTCGCAGTTGCAGGAGTGATGCCTTTGACTCCTACTTCTCCGCCAGGTGGGATGGGTTTGCCTTTGGCTTGGTTGTCCGATAGCTGTTGCTGCGCCGCAGTCATGATCCGAGGCGACGCGAAGCTCGGGGCGTGTGTGGCTTCTGTTGGGGCTCTGGGAGCTTCCTGGGGAAGTTTTTCTCTGAGTTGCGTGGGAATTGCAGCTGCCATTATTGCGGCCACCAGGAGTAAGGTTGCGTGTCACCGTAGCCCATTGTGTCGGCCACAGTTGCTGGTTCGTCGAGCTCCATTTCTGCGTACTTCCACTTCAGTTTGGTCATAAGATTGTCGTATTCCGCCTGAAGAGCCTTTGCCCGTTCCTCCTCGTTCTCCGCGTTGAGTGCGATAACTGCGGCCCGCAGAACGATGGGGAATTGAGCTTGGAGAGGCCAGAAAGCACCAGCCGTTTGTGGGACAGTGCTAGGTTCACGGAGAGGTTCAGTTTCTTCCTGAACCATCGCCGTGATTTCGATGGGCGATTCAGGGATCCTCCAGAATTTGATCTGCATGTTGCTGTACCCCATCTTGACGATGGTATACAGCTCAGTCTTTCCTTTTTCCTTGGGTTCCCTGATGTCTCGCTCGAATCTGTGCCACTCGTAGTAACGGTACTTGTAGATGTTGGTTTCGTCTTTGATGGTGACGATCTTGATTACTCCACCCTGTGGCGAGTAGATCTCTTCACCGGCTTTGATGTTCCACGTTTCCTTCGTATAGAGCCAAGGCCAGTCATGCTCCATCTCTACGTCCCGCATCCCAGCTTCGAGCCACTGCTTGAGAGGGTCTTTCGAGTCGAAGCCGTACCGTTTGAGCAGGGTTTCCATTTCTTCGCGAGTCATCGTCCTGCCCCTGCCTTCTCGTTCCTCATCGATGGTCCGAAGAAGAACTGATTGACGGGAAGCACAACATCCTTCAGCGAGTGTTCGAGACGTTCAAGGGGTTCTCCTATCGTCTCAGAGAATGCGTGGTCCTTGTCGCGCTCAGCCTTGTCCGACTCTTTCTCGAGCTTGTCCGCTATATCCCCTTGCGCGTGCGCGGCCGCGTCAATTCGTTGGAGCTTATCGAGAACGTGTGGCCCGAGGGCTTTCGTGGTCATCACCAGACGTTCGGCGCCATCTTGGCATTTCTCCACGATAACCCACTCCAGCTCGCAGGTATCGAAGTAGCATTCCAACACGCCAGGCCAACGCGCGTGAATCTCATCCTTGATCGATAGCACGTCGGGACCCTCCGTAATGAGGCGTCCGCGGTTGGCATCGAAGTAGGAGAGACCCCCGCGCGCTGGTTGACGTTTCATGCTAGCTCCCGATGCAGAAGAGCCTAACTGCGGCTCCTGTGACTCCTGCTGGTAACGCCCCGGCTGGGAGTTCTTCGAGTTTCCCTTTCAGAGCCGCACCCGTCTGGTAGATCTGCAGCTTCCCGTTGCTGTAGTTCCAGTTGAGCACGTATCCTTCCGTGTTACCCGAAACGTCCACATAGTCGATGGCGTTGACTCCGAGCTGCCTGAGGATCGCTTCAATTTCCCCAAGCAGCCCTGTTTCTCCACCGGCGGTGTAGTTCCCCGAGAATTTCAGGCGCCCAGCAATCGTCCACTTGTCTCCAGTGGCGTGTGGCCTGAGGACACCTTCCTCCGCGAGGGGTTCCAGGACAACTGTCATGGGGCATCAGCTCCAAACGCCAGCTGCGTCGTCCTGGAGTTCGACCATGCGGCCGAGGCGATTACGCCCGACCGTGGCGAAGTCGTGGTCCGCAGCGAGATAGGCGTCGAAGTTGTCCGTACGGTCGACCGCACGGCAGAGGATGGCTCCATCGTCGTCCACCCATTTCCATCCGCCCTTCCCATCTTCGCCGGCGTCCAGATAGACCCACATCATGGCGTCAGCGTTGAGGAACCACATTTCGCCCTTCGGGCAGTCGTCGTCGAAGACCACCGGCATCTCGTTGAAGAGAATGGCCTTGAAGCCACCCCTCAGCGTGACGCTGTCCGAGTCGTTGAACCGCTTCTGCGACTTCAGCGTGTTCACGTATCGGCGGCGGATTCCACGAGTGGTGACGACGAGCTCGACCTCGGCCTGACCTCCCGCCCCAACTTTGTCGACTACCTGCTGCCCCTGGTCCTCGGAGAATGGGTTCCCCGCGGCAGAAATCACGGGTGAGTTCCACCACACGTTGGTCGATGGGCTGACACCGTGCAGGGTTGCCCCTGTCGGTCCCGGTCCCGCGACGTTGGTGATGATGTTGCCCAGTCCGTTGATCTCGTTTTCCCAGGATTCCGTGCGGACTACACGGTATTCGCTGGTCGTTGTGACCGCGGTTCCCGAGTATTCCACTTTCTTCGTAGCGGCCGTGATTTTGGTGATGGTGTATTTGGCGGCCAGTACGGTACCACCAGATTCTTTCACCAAGTCGATGACCATGCCAACGCGCAGGAACTGCACGGTGTTGACCACGAATTCTTTGGTCGCTTTTTCGTCCGTCACGATTTCGGCGAGCACACCCTTCTGTGACCCGAATCCCTGACGGTTGAGGTCCTTCCGGAGATCTTTGACCATCCCTTTGGTCTCTCCGTCCAACAGGCGCAGGAATGCACCTGGCTTCTTTTCGCTCAGCTTCAGAGCGAAGCGCGAGAGACGGATTGACCCGAGGTTGTGATGCAACTTGTCCTTCAGATCGGTCCATCCCTGGTTCCCGGCCGTGGGCAGCGCGCCACCCTCCAGTCGGGCACCGATGCCCTCGTTACGAGTGGTGTGGACGGGTAGAACCCACTCTTTCCCGGCGAACTCGATGCCTTCCGACTCCCGGGTGAATCCACGCCAGTCGTAATCCTGGCCCTTCCCTTCATCTCCTGACGAAGACGCCTCGCCTGGCTCGTCGTCATCCGCGGCGAACATGAGAACGCAGCGTTGGTTGAGCTGCTCGCGGATTGGAGTGAGGTAGTACTCCTTCAGAACCGCGTCAGCATTGGCTGTGGTCTGAGCCACTGGGTTGTCACCTTCTTTCTGACCTTAGGCGCCCATCTGAGCCTGCTGACGAAGAAACTGCTCAGCACCGAGTTTGGCGGAGTCAAACCCTTTGTCGTCCTTGGACGACGGGCGTCCTCCTTTTTTCCCCTCGGTGGGCTGTGGCAGTTGGCCTTCGACGCGCGGAGCCTGTGAGCCACCGTTCCGTGAGTTAGTGAAATTCCCGAGGAACTGGTCGCGCATGTTCTGTAGCATGGTCGCCGTAGCCACAGGGTCGCCGTTGTTGGCGATTATGGATGAGACGATCATGTTGTCATCCACGATGTTCTCGGGGATCCCTGCCTGTGTCAATTGAGCCCGGATGTCGGCCTTGGCCTGATTGAGAACAGCATCTTGCTCCGCCTCTATCTGCGCGGTCTCCTGAGCCTGTTGCGCCTGGTCGTATGTGTCCATACGTCCCATTAGCTCTTGGGCCCATGAGGGGATCTGCTCTGGTCCTGGCTGTGCCTCTTCCGGTGCTGGCGCCCCGAGTTGCTGTCCTCCAAGGAACTGCTGTAGACCGTCAATCGTGACCGACTGCGGAATTGTCCCGTCTTCCATGAGCTGGGCGGCGATACCCAGCAGCGTGTTCATCGGGTTCTCACCGTAGCCGTTCAGAAACGCGAGCAGATTTTCAACCTGTCCCGGTTCCACTGCCTGTATGAGTCCCTGGTACGGCGCGTACTGCTGCTCCATCCGGGTCACATGCCCTTGGATATTTTTGAGATGTGGCTCGAGAAGCTCGCGCTGAGTTTCGGGTACGTCGGGGAAGAGTCCCCAATTGAAGCCATCGCTCTTGCCTGCAGCTGTAGGCTGACCCTGCTGCGCGCCTTGACCGGGTGCCCCCGGTTGTGCGCCGCCTGCTGGGGCCCCTTGGCCCGGTGTTGCTGTAGCTCCAGTTGCGTCTGCCATGCTTGCCTTTCTGAGTTGTACCTAGCCTTGACCCCGGAGGGTTGTACCTAGCCTTGACTCAACCTCGTGCTTTCGCGCGTGTGCGCTCTGTACGTTGCTCTTCTCCTGGTGCTCCGCGAGGATTGAAGTGTCCTCGCTCTCGCATGTTCGCCATGGCGGCCTTGTTGGCTCCCTTGAACGACTTTGAGGGGGCGCCGATGTGGATAACGAGAGCGGGATGCTCTCCACCCTCACCACCACGCTCGCCTGGCTCTGGCCCTCCTCCAGGAGGACCTCCCAATCCCCCACCTTCTTCGGCGGGTGGACCTTCGCCCATGCCTCCTGGCGCTGCTAGACCGGACTGCATGTCTTCCATGTCGTCTTTGCCAGCAGCTTGTTGGAGTTGTTCTATGGGCGCTTGTGCCTGCTTGATGAGACGCTGAATGGCAGGGTCTGGCTCTTCTTGCGCCAGCTGTGCCAACAGGGTTTCGATCTGCTGGACGATCTGTGCGCTTTGACCAGCCACTTATGCTCCCACCGGTAGAACTTCGTGTTCTTCGCCTTCGGCCGGTTCCGGTGCCTGTCCACGCCCCCATCCGGCCACAGTGCTGAGGGGGGTGACCTTGTCTGCGGGCACCGTCAGCAGCTCGTTTCGGGAGTCCCTCGTTCTCACGACGTATCCCTCTACGTTGCCGAAGAACCGATATGGGTTGTCGGCCTGCTGGAACTGCATCTGATCCTCAACCGTAGCGAAGACATGCCCAGTGACGTATGCCATTCGGGGCATACCCTGAGCATCCTCCACGACGACACGCTGGCCCTCGAGAAGGGTCGGTGTACCGAGAGATTGCTCCTCAGCTTCGGCTGCGGCCTTCTCTTCTTCCACCTTCTGCTTTGCCTCGTCGACCACACCTTCGTCTTCAGGCGCTGCTTGGGATGTGGTCGATTCTTCTGTCGGTGCTGCCATTACGGACCTCCTATCGTCCGCGATCGGTGGTCAGTTGGACAGAGTATATCACTGCGGTCCACTTTCCATCAAACTGCGAGGAGAAGTCGCCGAAGTGAACTGTGAAGGAGGACCTTGTGGAACTTGTTGTCCGTTCGCGCCAGCGGGGACAGTTGACCCAGGCGGTGCACCTTCTCCGCCCCCTCCTCCACCTTGTTGTGGCTGAGCGTTTGCCTGTTGGGCAGCCACCTCTTGAGCTTGTTCTTGCTCGATCCGTGTGTGCTCCTCGTCGTGTTGGAGGAAGACTTGCTTGGCTTGTTCGGGTAGCTTCTGAAACTCAGCGCCCTTCATAAAGTTCCTGTGGATGTAGTGATGTGCCGGGTGGTTGTACCACTCCATCACGCCAGGATCGATGCCTTCCTTCAATTCGTGATTCTCCCGCTCTGCCTGGTCCAAGTCAACTTCCCACTCATCAGGCTCGCCTTCTGATAGCTCCAGGTATTGCCGTACCTTGCGGGGATCCTGCTCGATCTTGCGGTCCCAGAGGTCCAAAATGAACTGCTGCTTTGCCGCCTTGCTACGGGGAAGTGCGGATCCCGCTTGCACAATAACGGACTCAGCACCAGCCAGCATAGATCCAGTGAAGTCAAAGATTTCCGCCTCTCCGTGGTTTTTGTAGATGGCCACAGTCCTGGGTGTGTCGTACTTCTCTGCCATCATACGGAGAATCTGGTATGCGGCGCCCTCGCACACTTCCTCGAACTCTGCTACCGTCGGGCCCAGCCGAGTGTCGTCCTCCTCCTGTAGATACGCAATAGCCACTCCAGATCGTGCCCCTGGGGGTACCTTACCCTGCGAAGTTTCCCCCTGGCCGGCGATTTCACGTATGTCCTCCTTGAGGCTCTCCTGCATATCTTGGACATATTTCGGCATCTCCGGCATCTCTACAGGTTTTGGCTCGGGAATGTTGGGCATGAACGTGAAGTCGATCCGCATCCCTGGGCGGTTCTGCAGCTCCTTGGTGATTTGCAGCTGCTTAGGAATCAACCAGGGGGGATTCGCCATGAGGTTTCGGTTCTCGATCAGCTGCGACTTCGTCTTCGACAACTCGAGATTCGGTCCCTTCAGCGCCTGAATCACGCTCATGGGGAACTGAGACATTGGCAGAGGTATGTGTCCCATCCAGTGGATCGGTAGCTGCCCGTGGCCGTAGTTATAGGATTTTTTGTCCACGATCACGTTTTTGGTGAAGACGAGACAAAGGCCGTCGGGGAATTTTGGGTGTCCTGGCTTGAGCCACATCTGATGTATGAAGCAGAGACGCTGGGCATGCACGGGTTTTTCCCTCAGCTTCCCCGTGAGATCGTATCGGGAAATCAGTCGATCCTCGACCACAGAAGGCAATGCGGACTCGTCGGGCTCCACACGCACTTTCCATCTCCGGTAGACCTCCTCAACGTCGTAGACGTGGGAGTAAATCACCCAATTGGCTTCATCGAACTCGTTGGTCGAGAAGTCGAACATGACTTCAAATGGGCTCACTGCCCGGATGACCATCTCGCCCTGTGGGATCTTCTGGTACTGTGGAGATTTACCTTCTTCCTCGTACTGCCTCTTGTACTCTTCGATCATGCGTGGGTCGAAGACAGGGTCGCCTTCTGGCGTGTGTAGCACGTTTATCTCACCCATCGCCGTCTCGTCCCAATCGACCAGCATTCCCCCTGAGCCACACATGAGAACCCATTGCAACATACGTCTGCGCACGCGAGGCATAGAGAATGTGCGCTCGACGTAGTTGTTGAGCAGCTTGTTGCCTACCTTCGCCGAGTTCAGATCCTCCTCATCTGCTGATCTGGCAAGCACATCCATGATTGGGCGGTTCTTTGTGAGCTTTGCCAGCTCCGTCCGTACTGCGGGTTGAGTGAGATTCACCGTCATACGTACCCTGTGGTCTGGCCGTTTGATGGGCTCCACGAGACGCCGCTTGTGAATGTCCCACTCAACCCAGAAGTCCCCCATGTAGAAGGCAATGTTTTCCCACCATATACCTTCCCAATGACGTCTACGCGACCGACCCTCTTTGAAGAGAGCGTTAGCCCAACCGAGAACGTCGCTGTCTCTTGACCCCTCTTTAGGGGCCTTCTTCAGATCGACGTTGAGCTCCTCTGCGAATTGGGCTACATTAGACGCCATGTGTCACCTCCTTGAAGTTTGGGGCCTAGTCTCTACGCCGCCGAAACCCGACGTCCAGAGGCGGAGCCAGGGCCCCCTGATGGGCAGCTCAAAACCCATCAGCCGCCAGGACTCCCAACCGCACCGGAGGGCCCAGCAGTCAAGGATCGCAACGCTGCTAACTGAAGTTGCTGTTGGAGCATCGCCTTCTGGTCGGGGGGCGTTCGTGGGTCTTGGATCATGGCGATCATCTGCTGTGCGGCGCCACCCTGTTCCGATCCTACGCCCATTTGATTTTGGAGATCCGACGTTGAAAGCACACCGGAGTTTTCAGCTCCGACCGGTTGAGCGCCAGCGAATTCTGCTGGGAGAGAGTCCTGCATTCCTCCCTGGGGTCCGGTAGCAGCTCCGGCCGCCGGTCCCGCAGCTCCTGGTATGGGCATCGAATCGAGTGGTGCTCCACCCGAACCACCTCCTGCCATCGCAGCTTCCATTAGTGCCTTCGGATTTATCTGTGCCATGTCACCGCCTCACGAATGTACGGGACCCACCGGGTCCTGGATAAGGTCCAAACTTGCCTCCCATTCTGCGGGAAGCATCACGTTGCATAGCGCCCGCAGAACCAGGAGGTGCCAGTCGACTCTCACGCGCGGTGAAGCGATCTTCCGGCCGAGTCTTCGACAGCTCCCTCATCGCGGCGGCCTTCAGTGCAGGATTCGCCGCCATTTCTATTTCCTCCGCCCGTGGTAGTTGCGTTCGCCAGGCGCGGCGTGCGCCGCACGCGCGAGATTGCCGATCACGCCCCCAGGCACGCCTTTAGCCTTCAACTGAGCGGCACGTCCCCCGTGTCCTAAGGCGTTAGATTTGCCGGCGTATGTACCTGACGTACGCACACCTTTCTTCGCCCTCATGGCTGCTTGTCGCAGATTTGCATTGGACGCCATCTACTCCTCCTCCATCAACTCGACGTGACTGTTTCCGCCATCCTGAAGATTCCACTCAGCCTTTTCATCTACGTAGCTGACATCTCCGGGCTCAGGATTCTCGAGAGCCTTGTGAGCCACAAGCGCGTCCGGTGTCGCCAGTGCCATGAGACGATCCTCGAGAGTCGCACGTTCCTCTCGACCCCATTTGATGAGGAAGAGCACAGTGGCTGCGTACAGAACGAGTTGCAAACCACACAGTATGCCGAGTATGGTCATTGTCCTCCTTAGCCTACGCGGACAGGACGTACTTGCAGATCACGGCGCAGGAACTTGGCTGTGCCTGTACCACCAGGCGTACGATACTGCACTTCAAGAACTGAGTTGCCGTTAGGGACTCCGCGAGTCATGCTGCGTGCCATGGTCGACAGCGCGTTTGCAGCCGGTGCCGCTGCTTGGATGCACCATTCATCGGATGCGGCTGCAGTCCCAAGCTTGACGGTTGCTGCGGCCTGCGACGGAGCAATTTGACTTTGCCCCGAGACCATCGCAAACGCAATTTCATAGTCGCCGGCAAGTGGCACTGTGACTGCGGGTCCTCCCAGCGCGACATAAGCTTCAGAAGATGTGGACACTTCAGGTTCTGCGTGGGACCAGAGGGCCGCCCCTCCCACGAACTCCCACTTGTGCGCGGACGCAGATGTGGCTCGGTAGCGGAAACGCCAGATCACACCGTTGACCGAGTCCGCGATGTAGTCGTATTCTGCTCCGTCAGCAGGACCAACAGGAAGAGAAGTCCCTCGTTCGATGATGCCCGTGGGACCGGTCGGTCCTGGAGGGCCCATCATGCCTTGTTTTCCTTCTGGTCCAGTCGGTCCTGTAGGACCGGCCACACCTGTGGCGCCCGTAGCACCTGTCAGGCCCTGTTTGCCTTCTTTTCCTTCTGGTCCAGTTTTGCCTTCCGCACCAGGAGAGCCTGTTGGACCCGTCAACCCTGTTGGACCCTGTTTGCCTTCTGGTCCTGTGTTGCCAGTTGCCCCCTGTACGCCAGTTTCCCCTTTAGCCCCTGTGGCTCCAGTTTCGCCTTTCGCTCCAGTTTCGCCTTTCGGTCCGGTCGGCCCAGTTTCCCCTTTAGTTCCAGTTTCCCCTTTAGCTCCTTCTGGGCCAGGCGGCCCCACGGGCCCCTGTGGTCCCATCGGACCGACGAGATTGGCTTCACCTTCGAGATGTGGTGCGGGCAGACCGACTATAAGGGGCATTACTCTCCTCCAGCTCCGTTGAGCTCGTTCAATTTCTCTTCTGTGTCCTTCATCTCGTTGTAGAAGCGGTCGATGTAGTCGTGGTTCCAGTCTTTACCCGCCACTTCGTGAAACTCCTCTGGAACCTCGGCGAGATTCACCCCGTCGTCGGTCACGAACACGGGACGAACTAACACCTTGACGAGACGAAGTTTCATAGACTGAATGATAGGCCATCGAAGCTGGGAATGACTGCGGGTTTCCAGGCAGGCGCTTGAAGTTCAATTTCCCCGTTGGGCTTTATCACCCAGTTGAACGTAGTTGTGCCGGTGTTAGAGGCGCCAACGACCATACGAGTGACTACGGACGGTCGAAAGCCTACAGGCAACGTAGCGGCGGGGGATTTGACTGTGCGTTCCGTTTTGCATTTCAGGGCTCCACGGAGCAACACGGTATTGTCGGGTCCCAGAGTTGCTTCCAGCGTGTTGAATTCTACACCTGGAGCTTCAATTTCCGCCGCTAGGGATTCCATCGCGGTCCATTTCGGATTACTTGTAAGGAGTCCGTTGACTTGAAGGGTTTTCGCGGAGAAGTCACCAAGAATCAACGGAGTTGCGGTGTTGGTAGCGTCGATCCACAGTTTGTTGGATATCGCCGTCTGCGTCTGTGCCGCGAGATTCCCGATGATGACGTTCGAGTTCCCAGAGACTTTTTCCGCTGCGGAGTAGCCAACGACCGTATTGCGTTCCCCCGTAGTGCTAGCGGTCAGTGCTTCAACCCCTATGGCTACATTTTTTTTGGCAGTCGTTCCGGCGTTGAGAGCCAAATAGCCAATGCCGACGTTTTCGCTCCCAGACGTGAGGGCTTTACCAACGAGGCCACCCAGTAGCACGTTCTGTTCGCCAGTGGCCGTACCTTCGACCCCCATGCCAGCTTCGTGCCCGACGGCTGTATTTTTGGAACCTACTGCGTTTTCTAGGGTTTTGTTGCCGATGGCGACGTTGTAGGAGCCGGTCGAGTTCTGCTGGAGGGCTTTGTAACCAATGCCCATATTGGGACCACCAGACGTGTTTTCTTTCATTGCTCGGAACCCTATGGCGGTGTTGTTGCTCTGTGTCGTCTGCGACACGAGGGCTTCGGTGCCAATCACCGTGTTTTCTTCCCCAGACGTCAGCAACCCCCCAGCCACATGTCCGATCAGCACGTTTCCGGAGCCTGTGGTCAACGAGTGCCCAGCCCTCACCCCAATCGCGGTGGTGAACCCGGACGTTTTGGCCACGTTCATGGCCCCGTAGCCAACAGCAGTGTTGAATGTCCCCGCAGCTTCTATTGCGCCAAGCGCACCTTGCCCAACAGCCGTGTTTTCGACCGGGAAGATCCCCTTGCCGACTTGGGTATTGACCGTGGTGCTGGCGATTGCTTCTACTTCGGCTTTAGTCAACCCCCCGCCGGTTCCACCACCGCCGCCAGAGAGAGGAAAGCCGAGAATGAATGTCATGGTCCTGTCCAGGCCACAGTTAGCTTGTCGAGGGCTTTGGTGCCGTTCATCCAGATCTTGCCGCCACCAGAAATGTCGATGGAGAGCATGTCCCCTGCGGCAAGTTCAAAGCCAGTCGCTGCTTCAGCTTCTGCCGCAGAACCCCCCAGATACAACACGCCACCGTTGCTCTTCATCGCCCGGAGCACCATGGAATTGATCTGGGGGTTCTCCTGGCCGGGAATGTTGCTTGGTTTCTGCACCTGCTGGGACGTACCAGCGGTTGTAAGTGTTACCTGGAACGTCCCAAATCCTAGGTTTTGTCCCATTACTTCACCGCCTTAGCTTCTTTGACAGCTTTTTTGCCGTCGTTGATCCGCTCGAGGAGTCCTCGCGCCTTCGCCAGTCCTTTTTCAAGTTTCCTCACCTTGGTTTCGAGTTGCTCGTTCTTGGTAACCAGTTTGTCGTATCCATCTACGGTCACGCGCCCGTACAGATCAGCGATGAGTTGGCCACACGAGTGACAGACGTAGACGGAGGAGCCCCAGTCGACGTCCACGCCAGGAGCGAACACATGCTCCAGTTGCCTGCCTGTCTGTTCGTCTACGGGATTGTTGCCACAGAGAACGCAGTGGTGAGGGGTCAGTGGCATCCCCTCGACGAGTTCCAGGGGTGCGATCATGCCTCGCTCCCCAATACGGAATGTGTCCTGCCATCACCCATTCGATCCATCCTTTCCCGATGCCGTTCCCAATAGATTTCCGCCGGGGTTTTCATTTTCTCTGGCTCAGGGATGGTGGTTGGGTTCGGCCTCGTCATCAGTATATACCCCAGGCAATCTACGTCGTGATCGTCCTTAGCAAGTGGCTCCTCCTTCGCATCTGCCTCTTGCGTGGGCGGCTTTTTCTTCCACTGATACTGCTGGATGTGCTCGATCAGCTCGACGCAGTTCTTGAAGATGTAGAGGCGCGGCCAACCCTCCTTACGAAACTCACCCGTAACCGGATGAGGATGCTCAGGGTCAAGCATGAACCACTCCGCGATGCGGTTGATACGGGCTGCCACGTGTCGATCAGAAGGTATTGTGGGTATGCCATGGTCCCAGTACTCATCGATAACGCTCCTCCCCGTGTTTGGGTCTTTCTGAGCAGCCGAAGCATCTATGACCGTGTACGTTGGAAGTTTGAAGTGCACACGGTTCTGGAGTATCTTCTTGGCGTGGTAAGCCACAAGTTGCCCTGCCTCATAGTGCTCGTCCACGATGAAGCAGTTGCCTTTGTCGTCGAGAGCGGCCCAGAGCACAGCAGTGGGATTACGTCGCCCATGGTCAATTCCCTCGATAACTTCCCACTCCATGGGAATCTCGAAGGGCTTGATGGTGTGGACGTCAACGTCAAACTCGGGCCATATCTGTCCGGAGAATACATCGAAGCTCCCTTCCATGAATCTCTCGACCCATGCTTTGGGCATTTTTTCAAGGCTCTCGATGTAGTCTTTGGGCAGCATGGGATTGTCCTTGGTCTTGGCGTGGACCATCCCCATTTCCGGAAAGTCTACGGGACGCTGCACACAGTACATCCAGATCCAGTTGTGTCCTTCTGGGTTCGCCAAGATAAGGCCACACCTAGGGGCATTCCGCTGGCGCAGGCGCCCGCGAAGCATGATGAACATCTCCTCGGGGACCTCCTCGGCCTGGTCGACGAGGAACCACCCCAGATTCATGTTGCTTAGCTTCTGTGGCTCATCAAGGGGCCAGAAATGTATGACGGATCCATTGATGAGTTCGAGTTTGCCTTCCGTCTTGTTGAATGTCCGTATCAGCTCTTTAGGACATCCTTCATAGTCCCCCACACGGTCCCCTCCCCCACCGTTGAAGAAGTGGTGTTGTGTGGTCGCCTTGAGCTCTGGCCGCGTCTTGCGGCAGATCAAGCCAGTAGACCCTGGATGTTCTATCGCGAGCATAAGTGCCTCGACCACACCTGCTGAAGTCTTGCCGTTGCCCCACCCCCCGACGAAGAAGCGGAACTTCTTTCTCATACCGTGGAATTCTTCTTGCTTGGGAAGAGGACGGTACGAGATATTGATATCTATGGGCTCGCCGGTTTGCTTTACCTTCATAGCACGTAACTCGACCCTTCAAACCATATTTCGTTTCCTGGCGCTCCCCCCGGTCCCAGCCATATCCACTGTCCATTTGTCTGTGCGGAAAATGGCTGAGCCACGTGTGTGGAGGCGTTCATCATGACACAGAGCCGCGATGATCCAGAAGGTCTATAAGCAGTCGGGACGGTCACCATACCGTTGCCTTCGGCGAATGCTTCTTTACATCTGAAACTGCCCCTGATTCTTACAACCCCTCCTAGTTCTAATCGTATCTGGAGAGTTATTGCTTCCGCACCCGTGGACACGGCAGGCGTGATCCATCCACCTATTCCAAGGTACTCTTCAAGAGCCTCAAAGTTGGCACGGATTTCGTCGCTGTGGATGTGCGGCGTGTATGGACCATGGAAACCGGGAAGATTACCAGGAGGCGTAGACATCTAGTGCTGCTTTCCTCCACGTATCGCAAGCTCAGCACCGTTGATGAGGAAGGGATTCCCCGCTGCGTTCGTACGGAACCGTACGGCGTGGTAACGCCCGTATGTCTCTGGCCGAATTCTAGCGAAGCGATATGCAAGCCCAGTCGCAGGAGGTTCGTCGAATTCCCCTTTTTCCCCCGCTTTCGGAAGTGCTTCAGAGAACCGTGGTTCCGCTTCAAAGTCCGTAAAGACGTCCACAATGCAATCCCCACTCAACTCAACGTCCATGCGTCGGACCCTCTCACGTGGCTCTTGTTCTTGGATCGCTATCCACGAGGTTTGATAGTGGGCTTCAATTGCGGACCCGTCGTCGGTTTCGCCACTGAAGACGCGATGGAACACGGTTTCTTCTGGGATTTCACCGGCCATGAAGATCTTGTATGTGGCGTATGCTTCTTTGTTTTTGCTGACGAATCCCGTGTATCCTTTGGTATACGTGGAATCTTTGGCTGAGAGTATCTTGGTCCACCCGGAGGTTTTTTTCTGCCACGCGGATATGGTTCCATTGATGACGGTCATACCTGCGCCGCCATCGGTTTCCAGCGCATACGGACCAAGCCCAGCAGTCATTTCTGTTTCCGCCAGGAGCGTCTTAGCGCCTTTGACATACCTCCAGATCTGGACGTCTGTCCCCGGGCCCCACACAACTTCGTAGCCAGATTCTTCGGTTGCGTTCCAGCACGCGCGTAAACCGGTTGTTTGTCCCCCCGCGGGCCAGAAGTGCACGGTCATAGCCACAGCAGTTCTGGTGAATTCTGAGACGTTGTAGCGAGCCCCTTCGTAGGTGTTCCATTTCCTCTCGGTCCACCCTTCTAGTCGTTTTTCCCCTTTGCCTGAGAGTGTGGGGAATTCGCTGAACTGCGCCATGACCCAGGGATTCTGTGGCCCCCCCACGCTCCAGTCCACTATCTGGGGCGGGACGTAGAACACCGCCCATTCATTAGCAGACGTTGTGGTAGCCACAATCAACTCTTCGACCCCCGAGGGATTCCACGCGGCGATGGAGTCGCAGGGCAGGGAATGGAGCATGAACGCGGGAAGCAGCAAGTATCGGCGTCCACCGATGCGTCGGAAGTTTATGTGAGGAACCATCTCGATCAAGGTATTGTTGACCAGAGATGTCCCAGTGCACATGGTGAGCAGCAATCGCGGATAGGTGTCCTTGGTAACAATCAATCTGGCTTTGCTGAGCGCGTTGGCGCTCTTGTTCAGGTTCTGTGGGAACCAGTTGTTGATGGAACCGGATTCCATCGCAATGGTCACACCTGCTGTACCGAAGACACCCTGTGGATTGAAGAAGTAAAGCTTGTCCTCCATTTCTATCGTCTGGAATCGATCCCACACACCAGGGGCGCCGATGCGGCGATTGAGCAAGGTCACGGGCGAGGAAATGAAGTGGACGGAGCGACGCTTGAGCACAAATAGACGAGATCCTAGGACGGCCAGATCCTGGATCTTGTCCACGTCTTCTTCAGAACTACGAATGTCGAGCATGCCCCATTGTTTGATTGTGGCTTCTGGGTCCCCAAATTCCGAGAAGTAGACCCGTGTGTTTTTGCCTTTCACGTAGGTCGCCCACATGCGGTTTTCCCACACACAGAGCACACCAGGAGATGCATTTTCAGCCAGGAAGTTTTCTTCTTTGATGGACCCGTCCGGTTGGACTATGCCTTTTTTGGTTAGAGTCCACGCTGTAGTGAACGCTGCTTCCCCGTCCCACTTGCGAGCTTCGTTGACCCCATTGGACATGTAGATGAATTCTTCATTGGCCGCGTTTAGAAAGACTTCGAAGTCCCATACTTGCCCAGCGGTCCCCCCGGAACGTTCCACGAGGTTGTTGGCTTCGTCGAGGGAGAATACGCGCCCGTCGGACACAGACAGCATCAGGTAGCGTTTCCCTCGGACGATGCACTGCTTGGAGTAGTTGACCGTCAGATTCAGCAGGGAGGCGCTAGTATTGATTTTGACCTTCCCTGCGCGCGTGCGTAATTGTCCCACGAGAGACGAGATGGTCACATTGAGCAGATCCGGACTCTCGTTCGGCTGCAGATCGAACGGCCCGTCGCGGGTGTTCAGTCCCCCGCGGAAGTTATTGATGGCCACACGCTGTAGTGCCATACGTGGATGTTACCATTTGGGGACGGGCTCCACTCTCGGACCGTTAGCAGAACCCGTCCCCCCTGGTGAGGGGAAGAAACAGCTGATGTGCCGTGACTGTTCTTCCCGTCGATTATACCGAACTGCGGGGTTCTGTCTCCGTGACGTTGGATGCGTCGGTCACAGCTTCCCCCTGCGGGTTCGTCGGCGCCTGGCCCGCGGCCTGATCCGCTTCACTGGCGGCCTGTTCTGCTGCTGGGCTTCCCCCAGGCGCAGGATTCGCAGCAGCAGCAGGCGGATTGGCTTTGAGGGTGTCGACCTGGTCGGCCACAGTGCCCAGAGTGGTGATGGCGTCTCTGAGGGGTGCCAGGTCGAGTTCGTTCGCGGGCGTAGTTGGAGCGTTTGCGATCTGCTCCTCCAGGGTTGAGAACTCTTCTTCGATGCTTGTCCGGCCTGCTTCCAGGCCCGTCTGGATAGCACCGACAGCGTTGGTCAGGTCCTGGATTTCCTGCTGTGTGGCCACAGTTGTCGCCTCGATTCTTTGTAGTGATGCCAGTACTGGGTGTTTCTGGAGTATGGAATTCAAGAGTCCCATCGCTGGATCCATTTTATCACGAAGGTAGGGATCTACGTGGAGTATGGAAATGGGCAAAACTCGCTGGTTTTCCACGTGGACTTCACTTTTTGCGCGTTGCGATCCGAACGCCCGCGTACCACCGTGACGTGTGTTCGTCACATTGCGGACCAAACTTGTTTGCAACGTCACCTGCTAGCGCGACGTGATGTGACGCAACGTCACGTTGCACAGTACGTGCTTGACACGACGTGACGTAGCTGATAGCGTCAGCGTCACAACGTGATATGTGAGCAAAGCGATAGCCCCGCGTCACGCGGCCACGCGCGCTAGCTACACCGTCACGCACATACCGGGATGATGCTACGTGACGTGACGCGCGCCAACTTTCACGCGAAAGGGAGAAGCAATGGCAACGTCAACGAAAACGCGAAGCAACGCGAAAACGAAAACGACACGGTCCCGCAAGTCGAAAGGTTCGGACCTTGTGACGCTGTCAAGCGTCTACGCTGTCAAGGCGTCACGCCTGAACATCGACACCACGCGCGCGGCGAAGCTCGTACGCGGTCGGATGCGGAGCAACTTCGCGAAGGTGTGCGAGTTGTCCCCCAACGTCAAGGACCACAAGCAGGCGGCCAACGACCGCAAACCGTGGCCCAAGCAGGTGACGCGCGATCTCGCCGCGTTCGTACTCGGCGAAGGTCAGCACGCCTAGCAGCAACGTCACACCGTAGTACCTGAGTACCTGTCAACGCGCGCGTCGCGTCACGCAGCATCATCGGTCGGGCCGCGTCACATCACAAGCGCCACGCGA